CTGCCATTAGCCCCATAGATCTTGTTACTCCGGGCATGGTAGCCGCTCCAGCTAAAGCATTAGGTCGAGGAGCTTTGACTGCCGGTAAAGCAGGATTAGAAGCCGTTGAGTCTGGAGCACAAGCATTAGCTAAACGCTATCCGGAATTGGCTAAAAGATTAGCAGATAATCGCGGGTCTATATATTTAACCAAAGAAGCAGAAGAAGCGGCAGCTAGGGAAGCATATAAAGCCGAGTTTGATGCAAATCCTATATTTTATCACGGTTCTCCCTTTAACGATATTAAAGAGTTTATTCCGTCTAAAGAAGGAATGTCTGGACCGGGGATATACGCCACCACTAATCCAGAAGTGGCATCTGAATATGCAACCGGGTCTACTTCCGGATTAGGAAATTTTTTAAAACAAAATAAAGATGCAATAAAATCTCCGACTGTTTATCCTATAAAAGTTAGAGGAAAATTATTTGATAGAGAAAATCCCCAAGATGTTTGGGATTTATTAAGACATCAAGATCCTTCTCTTCCTAATGTTGATTTTTCTGGAGAATGGTGGAAAGATCCAGATAAATTAAAATTATATAATACTAAAGTAAAAGAATTAGAAAACTATACTGAAGCTGTTAAAAAATCCGGTATGTATACTGGAATTAAAACGGGAGATGAGCATACTGCGGTAATTTTTGATCCAAAAAATGTTCGTTCAGTATTTGCCAAATTTGATCCGGCAATGAAAGAAAGCGGAAATATATCAGCAGGACTTGCCGGTGCGGGTTTAACATTTGACCAAATAAAACAACTATTGGATAAAAATTCTAGCGATAGAAACGAATTTTAACAACTAAGGGTAGAGGTTAATCATGGAAAAGATTATTAATTATTTACCCCTTAGTCTTCTTAGCGTGTTCGTATTGAAACTCATCTTCTTTGGCACTAATGCTGCCGAAATGGGCATTGTATTTGCCCTTACCGCATACTCCGCTCTTAGGGATTACTCCGAAAAACACAAGAAAATGCAAGAAGTCATTGAAATTGTTAATAAACAAAACGAAGTTATTAACAAAATGGCAACAGAACTCGATGCCATTAAGACTTCCATGGTCGGACTTAAGATGCATCAAGGCTTCAAAAAAGCACTCTAATATATGGCAAACATTAACGATTTGGAAAAGTCTTTTAATGATTTGCAGAGCTATAGCGACAATCAATTTAAGACCATCCAAGAATTAAAAAAGCAGATAAAGAAGCTTGAGGAAGAGAATAAGAGCATGAAATCCATGCTTGAAAGTAACCTTCCTGCCCTTACTTTTGATGGATTGGGTATTAGTAATGAGCAGCTTGTTTGCGAAACTCAAATTACCATACTAAAAGACAAGGCTATTACTCGAGAGCTTACGTTTGAAGAAGCTAAGAAATTTGCCATCTTCACTGAAGTACTTGAGAACATTAAAAAAGCATCTAAAAATAATGACTTTAGTGTACAGAAATTGTCAGATGAAGAGCTTTTGAAGTTAGTGGAGAGCCCTAGTGTCAACGAAGCCTAAAATCGACCCAAGGGTAGCTAGAGAGGCATTGTGGCGCAGAGGCCATTTGTCTTGGCTCCTTGATCCCAATCAAAAAGAACTCTATGATTTGTATTACAACACAGATCACAGGGTACAAACTTGGCTTCTTGCTCGTCGTTCCGGTAAGTCTTGGGCGCTTTGTGTGCTCGCTATTGAAACTTGCCTTAAAAAACCCGGAGCTATCATTAAGTTCCTTGCTCCCACTCGAGTACAGGTTAACCTCATCATTCGTCCGCTTATGAGAAAGATATTGGAGTCTTGCCCGGACGACATTAAACCTGAGTATAAAGCTAAGGATAACATCTTTTATTTCCCTAACGGGTCAGAATTGCAGCTTTCTGGTACTGATAGCGGATCTGCAGAACGACTCAGGGGTGGTGACTCCGACTTAGCTATTGTAGATGAGGCAGGTAGCTGCACAGATCTTAAGTATTGTGTGCGCGACATCCTTCTCCCTACCACCCTTATTACCAAGGGTAAGATATTACTGGCCTCTACCCCTCCAGAAGATACAGAGCATGACTTTGTGGACTTCATTGAGGAAGCAGAAGCCCGTGGATCCATTGTAGTGAAGACTATTGATGACAACCCCCGTATCGATAGGGAAGAGAAATTAAAGCTTATAGAGGAACTTGGGGGCATTAACAGCGAATCTACGCAACGAGAGTTGTATTGTCGCATGATTAAGTCTAAGACAAACTCGGTAGTGCCGGAATTTACGGACGAAAGAATACCCGAGATTGTACAAGAACTTCCCGAACCGCCTTTTTATGACGCATATGTGTCGATGGACCTTGGTTACAAGGACTGGACCGTGGTATTATTTGCCTATTACGACTTTAGATTGGATAAAGTAGTAATACAGGATGAAATTGTAACCTATGGTACGGAGATGTATTTGGATAAGCTTGGCGGTCAGATAATGACCAAAGAAAAACAGCTTTGGACCAATAAGATTACTGGCGAAATCATGAAGCCTCGCAAGCGGGTAAGTGACCATAACCTTATTGCCATTAACGAAATCAAAAAAGCCACAAATTATCAGATACATTTCGAGATGGCTAATAAAGAAACCAAACACGCCAGCATTAATAACTTAAGAATGTTAATAAATGCTAACAAAGTGGCTATTCACCCTCGTTGTGTTACCCTTATTAGGCATCTAAAGAATGCTAAATGGGCTTCCTCTACCACTAAAGATACCTTCGCTAGATGTCCACAGGGGTCGCATTATGACGCAGTGGATGCATGCGCCTATTTATTAAAGGCCATTGATTATAAAAGAAATCCTTACCCTAAAAGCTACGGGGTGCATATTAAAAGCGAAGATATTTTCAATAATTTAACAACTAAGACTATAGAAAAAGAAAATGTTTATAGAAAAATCTTAAACATGAAGGCAAAATAATATGGCTAATGACAATTTAAATAACGACAAAAGCAGCGACACATACTTTGCAGCGGAAGAACCCAAAAAGTTAGCTTCCATGTGTTTAGCAAAGGCTACATCTTTCTACAACATTCTTACCATGAACTACTACCTCGACAACTTGGTGAGGATGTGGCTTTTTTATCATGGTCAATACAACGCTACCATCGCCGGTGATAGCCATCGTATTTCTTTCATGGGTGAACAGGGTGAACTTGTAGGTCTTCCCGTTAACCATTTCCGTAACATTGCACAGCACATGCTTAACCTCATCACGGCTAACCGTCCTACGATGGAAGCTCGTGCTATTAACACCGATTACAAGTCCCTTTCGCAGACATACCTCGCAAACGGTATCCTTGATTACTACATGCGCGAAAAGAAGCTTGAGGATGTCATTCGTCAAGCTACTGAAATGGCTATTGTTCTCGGTACTGGCTTTGTTCGTATGGAGTGGAACGCCACTGCTGGTGAGCTTTACGACTTCGATCCTGAAACTGGCGAGAAAAACTTTGAGGGTGAGCTTGAGTTCACCAATCTTTCTCCTTTTGACGTAGTGTTTGATGGCACTAAAGAGACTTGGGATCACGAGTGGATTATTGTTCGTAGTTTCCAAAACAAATTTAACTTGGCCGCTAAATATCCAGAACTTGCAGAGCGCATTAAGGGGATGCAAACCAAAAACTACGCATCTCAATATCGTTTGTCTGTATTCTCTAACGACAGCACCGATGATATCCCCGTTTATGAATTTTTCCATGAGCGCACCGAGGCGCTTCCTGAAGGTCGTTATGTAATGTTCCTTGATGACGATCTTGTGCTTCTTGATTTGCCGCTTCCTTATCGTCAGATTCCTGTATTCCGTATTAGCGCAGGAGAATACATGGGCACTCCGTATGGATATAGCCCGATGTTCGACCTTTTCCCGCTTCAAGAAGCCGCCAATTCTCTTTACAGCACCATCATGACTAACCAATCGGCATTCGGTGTACAAAACTTGTTTGTACCTCGTGGCGCTGACTTGGATATTAACAGTCTTGAAGGCGCAATGAATATTATTGAAGGAAATGCAAAGCCCGAACCACTTAACATGACCGCTACTCCCCCGGAAGTGTTTAAGTTTGTTGAGATGCTTGTTCAAGGCATGGAAACCATCTCTGGTATTAGCTCCGTTACTCGAGGCAATCCAGAGGCATCTCTCAAATCCGGTACGGCGCTTGCTCTCGTGCAGTCCATGTCCTTACAATTCATGTCTGGGCTTCAGCATAACTATGTAAAGCTCATTGAAGGCATCGGTACTGCACTCATTAACATCTTAAAAGACTACGCTAAGACTCCTAAAACCGTAGCTCTTGTTGGAAGAAACAATCGTTCGCTTCTTAAAGAGTTTACCGGTGATGATATCGGAGCCATTAACAGGGTTATTGTTACTGTTGGTAACCCTCTTGCTCGTACTACTGCTGGTCGTGTGCAGATGGCAGAGCAAATGCTTCAGATGGGTCTCATTAAGAATCCACAAGAGTATTTCCAAGTCATTAATACTGGTTCTATTGAAACCATGTATGAAAATGACATGACCGAAATGCTTCTCATTAAAAAAGAGAACGAATTCTTAATGGATGGACAAGAAGTAATGGCTGACATGCTCGACAGTCACGCCATTCACATCATGGAACACCGCACTGTCATGGCGGATCCAGAGCTTCGCATGAATCCAGAATTACGAATGG